ATAGTAGAGAAAGTTAATGAACTAAGATGACAGTTTATGTTGGTAGTGGACAACCCGTGTTCGAGTTTATACTACCAGATGAATGTATTGAAGAAGCAAATACTGTTATTGATGATTGGTTAAAGTTAGATAAACCATCACCAGAAGCGTCTAATGTTGTAGCACGTCAAACTGAGTGTAATATGAAGATGCCTAAGTGCGAATCATATGTCAGTTTATGTTGTAAGATGATCGCTAACCTGATATACAATGCAGGTGGCAGAGTTTATGGTGGGTTGAATGATGGAACCACAGATGTAGAATATTTTGCTAAAGATATATGGGGTGCAGATTATAAACAGGGAGACTATGTGAAACCACACTGTCATTTTCCTGCTGATTTTGCTGCTGTTGGATATTTAAAAATAGATGACGGTGCATCACCTATAATATTTGATAGAAACAATCCATACTATGTGTCAGCAAGACAACTATTAATATTTGATGCAAAGATGCAACACGAAGTACCACCTACATCAGCAGGAAGACGTTGTTTTGCTATGAATTTATATAAAAAAGCAGGTACCTTCTAAATAGTAAAAAAGGTCGATGGCACAAGATAAAGGAACTCAGTTTGAGTGGTGCGTATTACATACTGCATACAGTCGTCTTACTAATCCAGAAGTTTTGTCTAGTACACAACTAACAACTAAAGAAGATGCTCAAACAAATTGGAATAAAGCAAACAGTACAGTACAAAAAGACTCTGTAAAAGTAGTAGATAAACTTGCAAAGACCTTATCTGCTAATGAAAGTTTAAAATTCTATTCTTCATTTGAAAAGATGGGTTCGGGAAGTAAATCTGATATAATTTTTTATAAGGGTGGTACTTTGTATCAATGCTCTATGAAATATGGAAACTCCTTTCAACTTAGTAGTTCAATGATAGAGACCAATGTAACTGCACTCACTGAAATATATAAAAAAATTGCTAGAGGTAAGGGTTCAAGTACAGATGGTAATACTTTGGCAAATATTCAAGCAGTAATTAATGATGTGGAAGCATTTTTTCCAAATAAATATATGACAAGTAATGATATTGATTCATTAGTCAAACACAATCCAAATGCAGCAGCACTAGAAGAAAGGTTGATAGAAATTATAGGAACTAAAGGTAAGGAAGGTGTCGGATCAGTTTATGATGAATTTAGATGTGCCTTTGTAGAAGAATCAATTACAGGAAAGATGACATTAAAAGGAAAACCTCTCCAAGTAGCGACACATATACTGACAGAAAAAGGTGTGAGACCAATCACTAAAAAATTAGTACACGAGTTTTGTGCAATAGTGAATCCAAGATTTTCTAAGAAGAAACAAGGTACATTTCCAAAGACAAGACAACTGGGGAAGGGTGTTCAAGGTCCTAAAGAGATGATTCCTGCCAGTCTACAAGGTGTCACACAATATAATCCAGTAATCAGAATAGATGTTAAACTAGGATAGTATGAAGAACACTCACCTCGAACATTTAGAAGACGATATACTCAATAGTGGGTCTAATGGTGGTAGAAATGCTATCAAGATTCTAAGAGAGTTAGGTCTTATGTTAACAGAACCACATTCTAATATACAGATCACTACCAAATGGGATGGTGCACCTGCTATTGTATGTGGACAACATCCTACTACAGGAAAATTTTTTGTTGGAACAAAAGCAGTATTTAATAAAGGAACACCAAAAATTTGTAGAAGCAATAGTGATATAGACACATACTATGCAGGTCAATTAGCAGATAAACTTAAGGTTTGTTTAGAATATTTACCTAAGTTAGGTATCAAAGGTGTACTGCAAGGTGATTTACTTTTTTATAATAATGTGGTTACTAGAAATGTAAATGGTGAACCTTGTTATGTGTTCACACCTAATACTATTACCTATGCTGTACCTGTAAAGAGTGATATGGGTAAGAAAATTAGAACCGCAAAGATGGGTATCGTATTCCATACAAAGTATAGCGGTGGTGATGGCACAGTTAGAGATATGAAAGCATCTTTTGGTGTTAATACATCTTCTATGAAGAGTAATGAAGTAGTAGTATTCTCATCTAAATTTAAAGATGCAACAGGTGCCTCTACATTTGATAGACCTACATTATCTAAGTTTATATCAGCAACAAACCGTGCAGAGGGTTCTCTCAAACAAGCATCACAGTTCTTAGATGTTCTAGGACAGACAGGTAGTGGTAAGTTTTTACTATCAGAAGTCTTCAAGTTATTTTTCAACAGTTATATTAAAAAGGGTGTGAAGTTTTCTAGTACAGCAGATGTATCCAATGCCTTTGAGAAATTTTATAAGGCATCTTTACAGAAAGAAATTGATACAAAGAAAACAGAAGCGACAAAGAATAAATATAAACAGATACAACTAGATGGTCTAAAGTTTATTAAAACTAATGCACGACCGATATATATGACAGTAGCATCTTATATGAATTTAACTGAATGTAAGATGTATATTGTTCGTCAGTTATCAAAAGTAAATACTATTGGTACTTACATCAAAACTGACAATGGTTATCGTGTTACAGCACCAGAAGGTTTTGTAGCAATTAAATCTGGTTCCGCTATAAAGTTAGTTGACAGACTAGAGTTCAGTAAAACTAACTTTAATATAGAAAAGAACTGGGGTTGATAAATAGTATTATGAAATTTAAGCAATTCCTATCAGAAGCACGCACTGTTGCAGGAGAAGCAGCAGCGAAACGAGGTCTCCAACACGTTGGTCACGGTTACTATGCTGATCGCACAGGTAACATTGTGGCAAAATCAGAAGGTGGTGAGAGACTGGTCACAGTATCTCGTGATGAAGCAGAACAAGCACAAGCAGGTGCTGAAGAAGGTGCTGCTGAAAATGCAGGTAACGAATCGGTAAATGATCTTGGAAACATTGCAATTACTTTTGGGAGGTTCAATCCTCCTACTGTGGGTCACGAAAAACTTTTATCCAAAGTTGCGGAGTCTTCTCAAGGAGGAGAATACAGGATTTATCCATCACGTACTGTTGATGCAAAGAAAAATCCGTTGGAACCTGCGGAGAAGATAAACTATCTTAAACAGATGTTCCCCGACCACGCAAATGCAATACAAAATGATCCTGATAAAGGAAACATTTTTAATGTATTGTCTTCTATCAATGAAGAGGGTTACAGTTCAGTAACAATGGTTGTTGGTAGTGATAGGGTAGCAGAATTTAATGACCTCCTACAAAAATATAATGGTCAAGCATACAACTTTGAAGAACTCAAGGTAGTATCTGGTGGACAAAGAGATCCTGATGCTGAAGGTGTTGAAGGTATGTCTGCATCTAAGATGCGTGCATTTGCTGCTGAAGGAAACCTAGAAGATTTTGCTAAAGGTATCCCTGGAAAAGATGAGGGAGTAGCAAAAAGACTTATGGATGCGGTACGTAAAGGTATGGGTATCCAAGAGAAAGAGGACGTAGAGATTAAAGAACTCTGGCAGATCGCTCCTAAGTTAGATCTACAAAACTTAAGAGAAGCATACGTTCGCAAAAGTATTTTTGATATTGGAACAGTAGTTGAGCACCTAGACACTGGTGTTCAAGGTAAGATTGTTCATCGTGGAACTAACTATGCAATATTTGAAGACGGTAACGGATGGAGATTCCGTTGTTGGTTAACCTCACTAAATGAGGTAAAAGAAAAACATCATTCTGCTGATGATGGGTCAGGAAACGACTGGAAAATAGGAACCGATACCTATAGACAAGCAGTACAGGCAATGACTCCTGGGCAAAGCATAAAGAAATTTAGCGACTTCCGAAAGTCTAAATAATATCATAGGATAATTAATCAAATGGACCTTAAAACAGCGACAAAACTATTGAAGTATAGTCCTTCAGACGTACAACGTGTCAGATATGTCGTAGAGTATGCTAATCATAACACCGATAACCCTAGTGAGTATATCGATGTGCATACACACAGCACTGCACAAAAAGAAATAGCACAGATTTTTGTAGAGACAGCAAACGCAGCGACACTTAATATGAAACCAAGTGATGCTTCTCCAAAGATTGATACTGTTAAGGAAAAGGAGACTACTGTAGATCCACAGTGCGAGAATCAGAAAACTATAAAAGCAAAACCATCAGAAGCATCTGCTAAGACAGAAGAAGTAGAACATATAGAGGAGAAGAAAGGTCTTTATGCTAACATCCACGCTAAGAGAGCAAGAGGTGAATCACCTGCAAAACCTGGTGACGAAGACTATCCTGCAAAAGATGCTTTCAAGAAAGCAGCAAAGACTGCTAAAGAAGAGGTTGAGCATCTTGATGAGTTGAGTAACAAAACTCTAGGT